GTAATTTCTTCTTCTTCATAAGTTTCTCCCAACTTCTTATTCACGGTTTTCACTCCAGCTGTGCGTTTTGCAAGAGTAAGTTTGTTTCCCGTGATCATTGCTGAACGACCAGAATCGACAGCCTTAGCTTTGTAGCTCTTTAGTGTTGATGCATCCAACTCATCGATCTGTTCACCATCTATTTTCGTACTTTCATTGTGTGTATTGAAGTGTTTAATTGCACCAACAATGTTAGCTTTACTGTGCTCTCCTTTTAACTTCACTCCATCGCTATTCTGATAGTTACCAGATGTAGTAATAAGTGTGTGACCATTATGATAATGCACATCATGGCTTAATTCATGATCCTTAATGGTATGAGCTGGCTTATTGTTTTGAACATGTTCGCTGTCGGATTCATTCAGGCCTTCATCGGTATCATGCTTAAATGGATTATCCTTTTTATGATTATATACTTCAGTGATTACTTCATCGGTAATCACTTCCTCTGTTTGTGTTTCTTCTGCTTTTAACTTCTTTGATTCTGAAAGAAGTTCAGCAATCTTTTGTTCTATCGACATCTTTTATCTCCTATAACTGGATGAGTTCTTAATTATTTATATATTTATTTATTTCAGATTTGTTAGAAAATTCTGAAAGGCTTTAATAGAAGTTTCGTTTAGTTTCTTTGAAGGAGTTCTTCGAATTAACTTCTGTGTCTCCTCTATATGTCTTTGCTCAAATTTTCCATCAATAAAAACCCATTCTACAGATTCCATAATACCTCTTACGAATGCATCTGGTGCTGAAGGGTCTGCGACGATGTCCGCTGCTGTTGACAACATAAAATCGTCTTGAACAACCTGAATTCCCTCTTTATTCATTTGAAGAGAACCTAGTGCTCTACTTGAAACACCTAAATTTGCTCCGCCATCTAAAAGACCTCTAGCAATATTACCCATAGGTGTTTCTAAAATCTTTGCTTTACCAACGTAATTCATTCCTTCTTTACGAAGATCTACGATAAGATGTGATACGCGATCTAAATTAATAGACGGTGTGTCAGGATGTCCTAATTCACCATAAGCGCGATTCTGCTTAACTAATGCTTCCATATAGCGACCTACTTCTTTATCCATAACTTTTTCTGGATAAAGGCGGCCGTTACGATTCTGTAATTCTGATTGAAGAAAAATTCCTTCAATAAAATATTCTTTACCTTTGCCGAGCTTATTTTCTACGATTAAAGATGTTGTTTCGTTTATTTCTCTAATTAGTCTCATATTAGCTTCCTACCGCTGATTCGTTATCGTAAGATCCAAATTGAGCAGTCTCAATCTTAGAAGCAAACCCAGTAACTTTACGAAGAACTAAATAGATGTGAGCTTCTGCGCCTGAAATAGTTACAACTATATTTGCGTTATTCTGAGTAGTCTCTTTAAATCCCTGACCTTCGAAAGTAAATTGGCTCGAATTTTCAGGAGCAAATGCAAGAATTGGAACACTGTTTCTAACTACAGTAATACCTGAACCTAGAAGTCCAGTAGTCATACAATCTACGATATCTACTGTGACAGTAGATCCATTCAACTCTTGTTTAGCATTTAGCAAATCAGCACTAATATCTATAGTTGCTGAAGCAGCAGTTCCACTAATCTTTACTACTGCTTCTTGATGAGTGTTTTTTAAGATAGTTTTTGTAACAGCCATTAGGTAACCTCTTTAATTATTCGCATGAAATTTTGCTTTGATTCACGCATATATTCTACTATCTGATATTTATCTTCAAGTAACGTGTTTAAAAGATTTTGTGTCTCTTCGTTAATGACTACAGAATTTCCATCATTTAACATATGTTCTATCTTTCCTACGAAAGAAGAATTTTTTTGTTTAATTTCAATTAAAACTGGATCAATTGTAAATAGGTTAGAAGAAGCAAGTTCTAAATATGATTCGATTATAGTATCTGTAACTTTTACTGTTGTATGATATTTATTAATTAAATTTGCTATTTTTTCTTCTGGAATAGTATTAATATCTTCTAGTATTGTGCTTGCACTAATGTAACGTTTTGCATGTCCTCTTGCTTCTTCTAAATCTTTAACTTCTACGTCAATTAGTTCTCCGTCGATACTTATTTGCAAATCTTCATTAACAGTAACACGAGCCCCTTGATAGATAAAACTATCAATGATACCCGATTTTTCGGATAACTTAGTTTTAAGTTGAGCTAATGTGATCATCGACTTCTTGTTCTATAGATTCTTCTTTTGGAGCAAACATACTATTTGCAGTTTGGACTCTAAGAGAATCCAATGCTGTAGAAATCTTATTGGCCATTACAGTATTAAATGTATTCTCTATTGCGATACTATCGCCAGAGATAAGTGAATCAACTAAAGCATATGTAGACATTATGTATTTCCTTTTTGTTGTGGTGCATCAGCAGCTAGTTCATTCTGAATCTCGCCTATTTGTTTAACTTTATCAACGGCCAAATCATTCTGAACATCACCTTGTGTTTTCATTTTCAATAACTCTTCAGCATGCTGTTGCTGAGTATATTCTTTGTTTTCAGTAGTTATTTCTTCAATCTGTTCATCATCTAAACGTAAGATATGTTTCTTAACATACGTTGGAGAATAATACTTACCAACGAATGGATCAATCATCTGAAGAATATTTAATCGGCCTTGCATTAATTCAGCTTCTTTAAGTTCTGCATAATGATTATCACGTATAAAGTCAAAACGAATAGCTTTACGTATTTGTTCCCAATCTTCAAATGTACATATGCCTTTAATAACTAATTGTATTTTTAAAGCATCAAGGAAAAGACTAGAAAACTTTTTACGTATACGAGCTACAAATTTAGTAAACTTAATTTCATCACGAGTTATTTCAGAAGAGCGACCTAGGTTGAAACCATCAGTCTTTTGTAATCGACTGGCTGGAACATTTAATGATTGATATAGCTTATTCTGAAAATACTCAATGTCTTCGATCTGTCCTAGTGTTTGTCCACCTGGAAGCGTGGTTATCTCCGTGCCTTTACCACCTTCACGACGTGGCATCCAAAAGTCTTCCATCATCGACATATGTTTACGATCATCACGAACTTCACCAGTTGTAGCATCATAAACAATCTTGTTACGGAACTTATTCATTATGTCATTAACATATTGTTCCGCTTTAACTTTAGGTAGATTACCTACATCTACATAAAAAATTCTACGTTCTGGCGCTCGACTAATCCGATAGATAACTAACGCATCTTCCATCATCTTCAATTGATTTACAATCTTAATTGATTTATGAAGATATGATAACATCATACCAGAATTCTGATCTATATTGCCAGAAGGAATATATAAAACAGAATCTAAAGGTAACTTAATACCTTGTGTTGCAGCTTCTGTAATACCTTTATCATTGTACAAATAATATTCTTCAATTGATTTTACTACTTCTACGCCAGAAGGAGTTTTCTCTTTAGTGACGTTTTTAATCTTACGAATCTTACGTGGATCTATTTGCCTGAGTTCGGCAATTCCATTTTTAGGATTCTTGTCATCAATCAAAATATGATAATATAGTCTTCCATCTACATACCATGTACGAAAAATATCATGGCTTTTGTTTTCAAACTTTAATAAATCTAATACATTAGAAAATTCTTCAGTGATTTTAGTTTTAATAGATGCTGAAACTTTAACGTCATCTAATTGAATACGAATAGGTGGTCCATCTTCATCAGCAACAATAGCTTCATTAACGATATCTTCAATAGCACCATCAGTATCTGGGTATAACGCAATCTCGCGATATCTACGAATCAAATCATTTTCTGTTTTAATAACAGTGTCAAGATTCATCACTTGCGCATAATAACCAGCAGCAGTATTTAATACAGTTGAACCATCATCAGACGATGGAGCAACTACAGATAAATTCTGCGGCTGGGGCTTGCGCTTTATTTCAAAACCAAATACATTCATTATAAAATTATCTTTTCATTAAATAGGGAAAGAGCCAACTGGTGTATTAATAGTAGCATTAATACCGAAGGAGCTACCCTGAGTTGAAGTGTTAGACGTCCAATAATTATATTGAAACGTGACATTAAACATTTCAATTGCGTTTCCTTGATCAAAGCCTAACTGAATATCGCCTATCTCAGATGGGAATGAATCTATAAACTTATACGATTTCACAGTAGCACCGTTACGATCTAACTGATGAACTTGAAGATCTGCTTGATAATTTAATGGATTCGTAATACCAGTTGTAGAACCATTGTTCTGAATACCATTAGACCATTGCTCTAACGCATTACGAATACCAAAATCAGTATCGTTATATACTGCAATAGTCCAAGGCTGGAACGTACGTTCACCGGCAAAGTTTATTGGGCGCCCTCTATACAAAACAGAGATAGGCTCTATTGTAGAAGACGGAAGTTGTGCAGCGTTACACAAGAATTGTGCTTGTAATCCAGCAACCGCTCCAAGTGTTACAAATGATGGAAAAGATAATTCAACTCTAAACTGATTTGCGCGTGCGCCGCCACCAGTAAGTTGCGCCTTAAAATCTGAAATATTTGCCATGTAAATGACTCCTTTGTTCTTTATTTATTCACCTGGAGAGAAATCCTCTCCAGATTTTATATTAACCACCAATTTCATCGAAGCTTACTGAAGAGCGAGCTGCTATGAAATTTAGAGTGATGAAGTTGATAGCGCGATTTGGTTTGATGAATAAACTTGCAACAAATTCATTTCGATCGATAACTTCACCGGTGTTATTAGTTGCATCACACTTAACGCGGAAGTCAATAATACCACGGCGTCCTTGAACATTTCGTAAGAATGGTTCAACTAAGTTTCGGAATTGAGCTTGAGTAAAATCGTCATTGAATTCAAACAGTTGATACTTTGCAGCAACCGCAATCGCTTTCTCAATAACAATGAATAAACGTCGTACGTTAATACGATCGAATGCACTTGGTTTAGAAGTAAATGTTTTATCGCCAAACAAGATAGTACCTTGACCTGGGAATGTAACAACAGGATTAACACCTTCTTTGTAAAGATTATCGCGTTCTGTTTGACCCGGATTAAAACCAAGTTTAACAACATTCTTAATCTGGCCGCGAGTAAATCCGCCTGGAGAGAACCAAGGATCTGCTGTGTAATCTGTGCGAGCACATAAACCAGCCATATCGCCATTTAGAGGAATCCAACGATACATATCGTTATAACGATCATACTGATACTTAGCGCCTGAATCAAGAACTGCATATGAACTGTTTGTCATATTAGCTTTGAAAGTCTTAATAGCAGTAACTCCATCATCGCCAGATGCAATAATTGGTGTGCCATCTACATTTCGTGGAGATATAAAGACAACACAATCACGCCGTACTTCTGCTAAGCTACCAATTAATAGATTAGCAGTAGAAACACTTACGTCACCTGATGCAACTAGTGAAATATCATACAAATCTGTATTAAGGAATTGCATATACGCAGCTTCAACGTTACCAGCAGTTGCTCCAAAATCATCAATACCACCAGCTAGCGTGATAGTTAATGCGATAGCATTTAGATCTCGTAAGTTTGAACCTGCAACTATAGTGTTTATGTCACGTGTCCAGTCTAAGTTTTGTGGATCGTTAACTTGAACAGAAGATGGTGTATTTAGAACCCAAAGATATTTAGAACCACTGTTAATAGCATCGCGGAAATAAAGATTAGTGCCATCACTGCGTACAACACTCTTTAGCTTTGAAAGATATGAGTATTTTTCTAATACGCTGTTAGGAGTTCCAGACCATGTTCCAGTAGAACTATCAAGAACTAATACATGAAGTTCATCGTTTGCAATTGATTTTAAAGCAGCTTGTGCAGAACTACCGGGAGCGCCGGAAAAGGAATTTGTAATTAATTTTGCAGTAGTATTACTAGAATTAGCTAGTGCCCAAGTCCAAACAGCATTGTCAACTAAGATAACTTGAATACCATTACCTAAAGCACCTGGATATCTTGCAGCAAACATACCGTAAACAGATTGCTGATAATCGCGGAAGCTATAAAGATAATGTTCAGAATTTCTAATCTTAACACCAGAATTTGCAGAAAGAACTGCTACTATTGTAGTAGGTAATACAACAGCTCCAACACTTCCTTGATTAGATGCTGTTATTGTAACTGTAGGAGCAGCTGTATAACCAGAACCGCCGTTAGTCATTCTAATATTAGAAATTGCCGATGTTGCTATAACAGCAGTAGCTATGGCATTAACTCCACCAGATGGCGCATTCGTAATAGTAACTGTAGGAGCAGATGTATAACCAGAACCTTCTTGACCAGAAACTAAAGCAATTGATACTACAGCACCACCACTAATAGTAGCAACAGCTGCGGCTCTTACACCGCCTTCAACATCTGGTGCACTAATTGTAACTGTAGGAGCAACTAAATACCCAGAACCACCAGTACCAACTGTGAAACTTGTTACAGCACCACCAGCAAGAATGACCGTTCCAGTTGCTGTAACACCACCAGCAGTCTGAGGTGCGCTGAATGCAACGGTTGTTGCATGTCCTGGTTTAAACCCAGAACCAGCAGTTGCGAATGTAACACCTAAAACTTCGCCTCCAGCTGATGAAACTGCATTTCGAAGACCTGTTGTATCTACACGATTAACAATTAAGTTATTTGTATATGATAAAAAGTTAGCAGCCGTGAAAAAAGACTTAAAGTTTGAATCGTTAGGCTTACCAAAACGATCTACAAGAACATCTTCCGAAGTGACTGTAGTTGGTTCAGATACTGGGCCCCACGAAAACACACCGGCGCAGGCACCAGCGGAAGTAGAAACTGCAG